GTGGTCGAAGGCGTCTACAAGGGTTTCTCAATCGGCGGCAGGGTGACCGCCCGTGATCCCGCCGACCGGCGGCTGATCACCGCTCTTCGCCTGACCGAAATCTCGGTGGTCGACCGTCCGGCCAACCCCGATGCGGTATTCGATTGCTGGAAATTTTCCACCGGCCCGGCAACAGGAGGCAGTATGGCCACTATTGCGGCGACAACCGACGCACCCGTGCAGATCTGGGATTGCGGGGTTGCCGGTCACCGCCATGTCGCGAAGACGGAGGCGGTGCGCTGCCTCGGAGGGCAAGAGCACGCTGCTGCGACAGCGGCAGGCGGCCGTGATGAGAATGCGGCCGAGAACGGCGGCAACGACCCTGATGGCAACGTCGACTATGCCGATCCCGGCTATCGTCCGGACGGAAAGAAGCGCTATCCGATCGACAGCGAGCGCCATATCCGCGCCGCCTGGGCCTTTATCCACCAGCCCGGCAACGCGCGCGGCTACACGGCGGGCCAACTCGATCGCATCAAGGCACGGATCGTCGCCGCCTGGCAGGAGAAGATCGATCGCGACGGTCCGCCGGCGGCTGCATCCGAGCATGGCCGCCCGGCCGGGACGGCCCGCAAGAGCCTTGCCGAGGCCGGGCGCCTCGCGCAGCTCATCATCGATCTCGATTGGCTCTACGACCGCATTGCGATCGAGGCGGCGATGGAAGCGGACAGCTCGCCGCTGGCGCCACGGCTGCAAGGGATCATTGGCGAATTGTGCGACTTCCTCCAATCACTCGTCGCCGAGGGAAGCGCCGAGCTGGTCGATGGCAGCGACGGATCGGCCCAGGCCGACCTGACCGCGTTCTCCATCGCCGACAATCTGCGCAAGGCGCGCCGGCAGGATTTCGCGCCTCTCGCCAGTGGCCTTGCCAAGCTCGCCGGCGAGATCGTGCCGCGCCTCGATGCATTGCAAAAACGGGTCGAAGAGATCGCCCGCACGCCGCTGCCGCCGCAGACCATCGCGCGCGGATTCGCGGGAATCTCGAAGCGGGAAGATACCGGCGGCACGATCCCGCCCTCCGAGGATGTCGTCGCCGCGCTCGCGCGAATGAGCGATGAGGAGCGCACCTTGACCTTGATCAAGGCCGCACACGCTAACCCGATAACTCCTCTTGGCCGGCCCGCGGGATCTGCGACGCGTTAGCGCCTGCGGCCCCAACCCCTAACCCGGACCCGGCCCAGTGCCGGGTTTTTTGATGCTCGAGCGGAAGGACACACCGATGAACCCGACCCAGGACACGCTCGATCTGGTAAAGGGCGCGTTGCGCACGCCCGACGACCGGATCACCAAATCGATTTCCACCGGCACCGGCCTGGTTGCCTTTGACCTGCAAGCGCCGGCGAAAAACCTCTTTCCCGTGGTGACGCCGATCCGCAATTCGATACCGCGGGTCGGCGGCGGCACCGGTACGGCGACGAATTGGCGCCAGGTGACTGCACTGACCGGCTCCGGCTTCGACTCGATGGGCTGGGTCCCGGAAGGCCAGCGATCGGGCCAGATGTCGTATTCGACCGCCTCCAAATCGGCGGCCTATGTGACGATCGGCGAGGAAGACGCGGCAACCTACGAGGCGATCAGCGCCGGCCGCCATTTCGAAGACATCCAGGCGCGGATGACCTTCCGCCTGTTGCAGAAACTGATGCTGAAGGAGGAGATGGCGATCCTCGCCGGCAACGCATCTCTGCAACTGGGCACCCCGGCGGCGCCAGTGCTGTCGGCCTCGGGCTCGGGGGCAACGCTGCCAACCGCGACCTATTCGGTCATCGTTGTCGCACTGACCCTCGAAGGCTACCAGAACACGAGCCTGACTGCCGGCGTCGCCACGACCAAGACGATCAACGGCGCCGACGGCAAGACCTTCGTGCTGTCGGGCGGTTCGTCGAACAAGAGCACGAATGCGACCCAGGCGCTAACCCTGGGCCAGACGCTGTTCGCCAGCGTTACCGCGATCCAAGGCGCGGTCGCCTATGCCTGGTTTGTCGGCACCGCTGGCTCCGAGACGCTGCAGGCGATCACCACGATCAACAGCGCCACCTTCTCGGCGCCGTTGACCGGCGGCCAGCAGGCGGTGTCGGCGGTCACGGCCGACAATTCGGCCAATCCGAGCTATGCCTATGACGGGCTCCTCACCGCTGCGTTGAAATCGGGCTCGAACGCCTATGTCAGCTTGCTGGCGACCGGCACCGCCGGTACCGGTACGCCGCTGACCGCGTCGGGCCGCGGCTCGGTCGTCGAGATCGACACGATGTTCCAGCAGATGTGGAACCTTTACCAAGTGTCGCCGACCGTGCTCTACGTCAACGTCCAGGAGCTCAAGAACATCACCAGCAAGGTGCTGTCGAACGCCTCGGGGCCACTGTTGCGCTACGAGGTCGGCGCCGACGGCAACCCGTACAATCTGGCGGCGGCGGGCGCGGTGTCGTTCTACTTTAATCCATTCACGTTGAATGGCGGGTTGCGCATTCCGATCCGTATTCACCCGCGGGTGCCGCCCGGCACGATCCTCGGCTGGGCCGAACAACTGCCCGTTCAGTACCAGTCGAACGAGGTGCCGAACGTCGCCGAGGTAAAGACCCGGCAGGACTACTACCAGATCGACTGGCCGGTGGTGACCCGCCAGCGCCAGGCCGGCGTCTACGCCGAAGAAGTGCTGGCGATCTATGCCCCGTTCGCGATGGGCGTCATCACCAACATCGGGAATGGGTAAGTGCTCTAATTCACCAGTGAGGTGGCGGGAGGGTGAGGATGATCCCCCTTCTCGCCGCTTCCCCTCCTCTGCGGTGAAATTTTCCAATGGGCGGAGCGATGGCGTTTGGCGATCTCACAACTCTTGCGTATGTCAAGGCCTGGCTGCAGACCGGACAGGACGCTTTCCCGGGCACCGACGATGTGTTGCTGGCTCGCCTGATCACGGCGGCAAGCCAGTTCATCCAGAGCTGGCTGCATCGTCAGATCGCGTCCGGCGATTGGCAGGAAATCCGCGACGGCACCGGCGGACAGCGCCTTGCCTTCGCCAACATCCCGGTCGCCGCAGTGCTGTCACTGTCGATCGACGGGCTGGAAATACCGCCGTCGCCGAGCGCTGGCGGCTTTGGCGCCGGTTACGTGTTCAGCCCGACCGAACTGGCCTTGCGCGGCTATGTCTTCACCCGCCGCGCGCAGAATGTGATTTTCACCTATACCGCCGGCTATGCGGTGACCCCGCCCGACATCGACCAGGCCTGCGTTGAGCTGGTGTCGCAGCGCTATCGCGAGCGGGTCCGCATCGGCGAGGTTTCGCGGGCCCTGGGCGGCGGTGAAACGGTCACCTATTCCCAGCAGGATATGAGCGACGACGTGAAGCTGCTGCTCTCGCAATATCGCGCTCTGGCGCCGGTCTCGGGCTTTGCCCGGCGCCTTGCCGCCACCGCGACCGATCCCGCGCTGGTGGCGGTCGCGTTATGATCACGCGCGAGCCGATCTATGCCGCGCTGTTCGCGCTCGTTGCGGAGGCGGCCAATTTTGTCACGACGGCGCGACGGCTGCGTCACTGGAGTGGCCTGACCCCCGCAGAGCAGCCGGCGCTGTTCATGCGCCAGAAGGCGGAGGTCGCATCGGTGGCGACGCTCGGCGCGCCGACAGTATGGACCCTCGTCATCGAGCTCTACGTGTACGCACATGCGAGCAACCCCTATGTGGCGCCGGCGACCGTGCTTAATCCGCTGATCGATGGCGTCGAGGCAGCGCTCGCGCCATTACCGGCGACCGGGTTGCAGAACCTCGGCCTGCCGGCGGCGGTTCAGCACGCCTATATCGCCGGCAAAATTGTAACCGATGAAGGGGTGCTTCGTGACCAGGCGGTCGCGATCATCCCCATAGAAATCCTCTGCCTCTAGCAGGAGTTGATCCATGGAAGAGACCGCTGCCTCTGGCGTTGCGGGGCCGTTAACCGGCGCCCCGGCTCAGCGCGAATCGCTCGAGGGCATCGTTGAGCGCTGGTGGGCCGATCATTTTCCTGGATCGCCGGTGGCCCAAGTGACGCCGGCCTGGAACCATGCTTTTGCCGCCAAGGAAGAGCTGAAGCGGCGCCTCGTCAATCTCTCTGGGGGAGTCCTCTGACATGCAGCTCGCATTCGGCGCCCGGGCGCTGTGGGGCAACCGAACCGATGTGACCGGATCGGGTATCGGCCCCGACCAGTTCGGCATCCTCCAAGACGTGCAGATCGATTGGGACTGGACGACAAAGGAATTGTGGGGCCAGTTCCAGTTTCCGGTCGATATCGCCCGCGGCCAGGGCAAGATCACTGGCAAGGCCAAATTCGCCCGCATTTTCGGCGCGATCTACGGCGATTTGTTCTTCGGGCAGACGCCGGCGACGGGCCAGCTGACCGTTTCCGAGAACGAGGCGGCGAGCGTGCCGGCGACCACCCCCTTCACGGTGACGGTCGCCAACGCCGCAAGCTACGTCGACGATCTCGGCGTGTTTTATGCCACGGGCGCCAGTGCCGGGAACCGCTTTACCCGAGTCACGACGCCGTCCTCGGCGGGCCAGTATTCGGTCAATCTGACGACCGGCATCTACACCTTCGCCGCAGCCGATGCGACCACGTCACTGCTCATCAGCTATCTGTACAACAGCACCACCGGCAAAAAGCTGGTGCTGACCAACCAGTTCATGGGCAACACGCCGACCTTCAAGGCAACATTCTACACGGCCAAGACGACGCAAAGCACGCCAGCCGGCTTGGCGCTCGTGTTGAACGCGTGCACCGCGACCAAACTGTCGCTGCCGACCAAGATCGATGATTACGAGATCCAGGAATTTGACTTCAGCGCCCTAGCCGATGCGACCGGCACGATCGGCACGTTAAGCGTCAACGAGTAGGCGCGATGACCGAGACCACAACCCTGGGCGGACGCCGCTTTGAGATCCGCCCCTTAAAGCTCGGCCAATTGCGTCATCTGCTCGATGCGCTCGACGACATGACCGGCAAATCGAGCGGCGCGTTGATCGAGGCCGCCGCCAAGGTGGTGGCAGCCGGGCTCGCGCCGGCGCACCCCGACCTCACTGCCGATGCCGTGCTCGATATCGAAGCGACGATCGAGGAACTGAACGCGGCGGTGGCGGCGATCCTGCGCATCGCCGGGCTGACCCCGGTGGAGAACGCCCCAGTGGAGAACGCCCCGGGGGAAGCGCGGCCGGTGGCGAGCCCGGAAGAAATCTCCGGGAACAGCTCGGTGCCGTTTACGGCGCCCTCGCCACCGGCTGCTCTTATCCCTACCGGGTCATCGACGGCATGACGCTCGCCGAGGCCGGAGAGATTTTCGGGTATTGGGAAGCGAACCCGCCGGCGCATCTGATGCTGCAGACGATCGCGCGCATGCTCGGCTGGATGCCCCACCCGGCATCCGCGGGCGCACCGGCGATCGAGGAGATCGCCGCCGCTGCGCCGCCCGGACTTGCTGTGGCGCGCGGCGGGGATCTCGGCATGCCGGCGCCGCTCGACCTCGATGCGATGCGCGCCCGCAACCGGGTTCGGGCGTTCGACATCGCGCGCTGTAACCAGGGCGCAGCGATCGGCTAACGTCATTGTCGAGCCGCGGCCGCGCCGCGTAACCTCTGCGCGGACAATCCGCGCGAAGGGACGATAATGCGGCGGCTGCTGCTCTACGGACTGGCTCTCGGGATCGCAATCTGCGCCCGACCTGCGCCGTTGATCGCGGCCAATCCGGCTGACGGGCCGGGGTGCCTCGGTGTAACGGCCGAGGAATGCGTGCGTTGGCTGCGCGCGACGATGACGATCGACGAGAATTTTCTCGTCGGCGCGATGGCGCATCGGCACGACACGGACGTGAACGGCAGGCCAATCGGCGGCGGGCTCGTCACGATCTACGCCAAACTCCCGGGAGAGCTCGATGCCTTCGTCATCCTGTTGCATCTGCGGCCGGACGATAGGGTGCAGAGCGTCGAATCGAACCTGTTGCACGACCTGCTCACGGTTCAGACCGAGCGGTTCTACGACCAGAGCAAGCTCTATGACATCGTCTCGCGTCTGCTGGGCCGTCGCTGTCCGGGGATCGGCAAGATCGAGCTTTATCGGTTTTTCGAGAATTCAGTGAAACCACGGATCAGCCAGCAACGGCAGGATCTTTCGAGTGAGATCAACGGCCTGCATCGAATCCGGTCGCACGCTGCCGGCGTGCCGTATTGCGGCGGTGTCACCCTCGCCTATAGCCACATCCTCGAGTGGCGCGGGTCCAAGGACCCGGAAGCCGCAGCTAAGCGGACACAGTTTTCCTCGATCGAACTGCAGTAGCAGTACCGCCGATCAGCAAGCCTCCACGGAGGCTTTTTTGCGGGGCGCCTGGCGCCCCGCTTCCATTTGAGGTGACAATTTGGCCGACGAGGTGCAGATCAAATTCGGCGCCGATATCGGCGGCGCGCTATCGGCGCTCAACACGCTGAAGCAGGCGATCAGCGGGGCGACTGCGCCCGTCTCGCAGCTCAAGGCCGCCTTCGCCGGTGTCAGCGCCACGGTCCAGCAGAGCAGCGCCGCCGCGCTCACCGCGTTTCGGGCGGACATGCAGAGAATGGTCGCCGAGCACGCGATCTCGCTAAGCCAGGCACTTGGCTTCGACATCGAATATGCCGCCCAGCACAGTGAGTTGGAGCGCGGCAATCTCGAGAAAACTCTTGCCAGCGACGCAGAGAGCCTCTCCAACAAATCGTCAGCATACGCTCAGCTGGTCGAATTGAGCGGCCGCTACTCCGCGCAACTCGCGCAGGACCAGACACGGGTCGCTGCGGCCGCGCGCAGGGAGGCCGACAGGTTCGCCCAGCCGTACCGGCAGGCATTCGACGAGATCGGCGCCGGCTGGCGTTCGGCGGTGACCGGGCTCGTCGAGGGCACGCTGAATTTCCAAAGCGCTGCCCTTCGGGTCGCGCAATCGGTCGAGCGCGGGTTTATCACCATGGCGCAGACCACGCTGTCACGGGCTGCAGCCGGGCCCCTCGCCTCGCTGCTTGGGCTGGCCGCTCCTGCTGCCGGCCAGGGTGTCGGCGACGTGCTGGGTAACGCGCTCGGTGGCTGGATTGGCAAGCAGTTCGGGCTCAGCAACCTACTCGACACCGGTGGGCAGGCCGCGAACATCGCGGCGTTGACCGCAAACACCGCCGCCCTTACGGCGCTCGCCGCCACGGTGGGCGCCGGCTCGGTCGCGGTGGGCGGCGGTGCGGCAGCAGCAGGCGCCGGCGCCGCTGCCGTTGGAGGAGCTGCGGCCGGCGGCGGGGGTTTATTTGGCTGGCTCGGCAGTCTGTTGGCGTTCTCGAAAGGCGGCATCGTGCCCTCGGCGGCGCAGGGCTGGGCCTTGCCGAGTTTTGCCGGCGCGACCCCGGCGCTATTGCACTCGCGCGAAATGGTGTTGCCGGCGCACATCAGCGAGGGGCTTCAGGGCATGATCGCGCAGGGCGGCGGTGGTGGTGGCGACAGTCATTTCCACTTGCATGCGACGGCCGCCGACGGCCCGGCGATCGAACGGTTATTCCGCAGCAACGGCAGTGTCCTCGCCGATGTGATGCGCAATGCGTTCCGCTCGAACGCGCTGACCCCACGCACGATCTGACGAGGCTCCGTGACCACAATCTTTCCCGCCCTTCCCGGCCTTGGTTGGTCGGTCTCGAAGGCGCCGCGTTTTGCGACCCGCATCCAGAAGGCGATATCCGGGCGCGAGTTGCGGGTTCTCGACCAGCCCTATCCGAGTTGGACCTGGACCCTCACCTATGCGCTCCTGCGCGACAAGCATGACACGCGCGGCGCCGGGGGGCTTGGCGTTGGCTATGACGAGTTGCGCACCCTCGCGGGCTTCTTTCTGCAACAGCAGGGTGCATTTGCGCCCTTCCTGTTCGACGATACGACCGACGACAGCGTCACCGGGCAATCGATCGGCACCGGAGATTCGAGCACGACGGTGTTTCAGCTGGTGCGGACATTCGGCGGCTTTACCGAGCCGGTCGTCGCCCCCAACGTCGTCAGCGCGATCTATTTTAACGCGGTCCTGCAATCGGCTTCGGGCTATGCCGTCGACGCGACGAGCGGTCTCGTCACCTTCACGACGGCGCCGCCGACCGGCCAGGCGATCACGGCAGACTTCACCTATTATTTCCGGGTGCGGTTCGCCGACGATACCGCCGAATTCGAGAACTTCATGTACCAGCTCTGGTCATTGAAGCAGATCAAACTGCAATCGGTGCTGCTATGAGACCCGCCTCCGCCGCGCTGAGCAGCTACCTCAACAGTTCCGCCAATCTCGCTATCATGCAGGTCGATCTCTACACCTTCGCACTGACCTCGGGCGAGGTGTTGCGCTGGTCGGGCTACGACATGGCGCTGACCGTCCCGGCCATCGGGTTCCCGGTCGGTAGCATCAACCACGGCGCCGATCATACCTTCGCGCTGGGTCCGCGCTTCGGGCGCTCGAAGGTCACGACCAGGATTGGCGTCCAGCCGGCCGAGCTCGACATCGAAATCATCGCCGGTGCGAACGATCTGGTCGGCACTTTCCCGATCGCCGAGGCGGTGCGGCTTGGGATCTTCGACGGCGCAACGGTCGAGCTCGACCGTCTGTTCGCGCCGCCGCAGGCATCGGGCTCGGGCGCGCTCGACACCAGCCTTGGCACGTTGTTGTGGTTCTACGGCCGGGTCGCCGATTGCGATGTCGGACGCTCGAAGATCTCGATCAAGGTCAAGTCGCTGATGAATCTCTTGGCGATCCAGCAGATGCCGCGCCGGCTCTATGGCGCGGCCTGCACGCATATTTTCGGCGATGCGATGTGCGGCTATGACCGGGTGGCCGGCAAGAACGCGCTCGGCACCTCGACCGGCAACGGCCAGGCGACGGTCACCGCCGCCGCCGGCACCACGCAAGGGCTGATCACCTGCACCGGCGCGGTCGCCGCGATCTATAACGAGGGGACGATCACCGGCGCGACCGGCGCCAACACCGGCTACCGCCGCACGATCGCCAATCTCGGCAGCGGCTCGCAGATCGGCCTCTTCAAGGCGTTTCTGTTCCCAATCGCGATCGGCGACACCTTCACGGTATTGCCGGGCTGCGACCACACCATGGCGACCTGCAACGGCACGTATCAGAACCTGGGGCGGAACGGCGGCTTTCCCTATATCCCGCCGCCGGAGCTCGCGGTCTAGCCATGGGCGGTGCACTTGGCCCCATCGAGCTCATGTTCGAGGCGCATGTCGGGCAGGCGATCGGCGTTTTGCTCATGGCGCTGATCCCCGCCTTCGCGAGGACCGTCGCGGTGGCCCTGGCCCTTGGGCCGCCCGGGCGCCGCCGATGACCGATGTCCGGCGGTATGCCGTGGTCGAGGAGGCGCAGAGCTGGATCGGCACGCCGTTCCACCACGAGGCCCGGGTCAAGGGCGCCGGCGTCGACTGCCTGATGATGCTGGCCGAGGTGTACGAGCGCGCTGGTGTGGTCGGCCATATTGCGGTGCCGCATTATCCGGCCGATTGGCACATGCACCGCGACGCCGAGCGCTACATGGAGGGATTGCTCGGCTATGCGCGGCCGATTGAGGGGACGCCGCTGCCAGGCGACATAGCACTGTTCAAGTTCGGCCGGGTGTTCTCGCATGGGACGATCGTCGTCGAGTGGCCGCGGCTGGTCCATGCCTATTGGGCGATCGGCGTCGTGTGGGGCGATGCGACCTTGCTGCCGCTGAAGGGGCGCGAGGTGCGGTTCTTTACACCGTTTGGAGATTGACGGGGCAATGCCTGACAGCGGCGACTTCCCGGGTGGCAAGGGCGGTGGCCCGACCCCGTTCAGCAATGCCTTTAAGCCGGCGACGCTGGCCTCGTCACGCTACAACACCAGCCAGGCTGGCAGCCCGGTTCCGATTTGCTACGGCACGCAGCGGGTCTCGATCAATCTGCTCGAGTTCTGGGGCCAGCAAGGCTTCGGGAGCACCTCGAAGGGCGGCAAGGGACTCGGCAGTTCGGGCGGCAAGAAGGGCTCGAGCGCCAATTATTCGGCCGATGTCGCGTTCGGACTGTGCCAGGGGCCGGCGGCGTTCACTGGCGCCCCGCTCGGCTTTTCCGGTAACAACCGGGTCTGGGCGAACGGCAGTGTCGCCGGCTTCAACAGCGTCGGCGTCAACGGCTATGCCGGCACTGACGGCCAGGCGCCTGATCCAGTCTTTGCCAGCTCCGACACGAATACACCGGTTCTGGGCTATTCCGGCACCTGCTACCTCACCGGCACGCCGCTGCAATTGGGATCGAGCCCGGCACTGCCTAACTTCTCGGTCGAGGTCACCGGGTTCGAGGTCGGCACGGTCGGCACCTACTATCTCGGTGACGCAAACCCGGCCTCGATCGTCACGGATCTCTTGACCAATACGCGCTACGGCGCCGGGTTTCCGGCCGCCAACCTCGACACCGCCGGCTCGATCGCCGATTTCGCCACCTACTGCCAGGCCGCGCAGCTCGCGATGTCATTGCAGCTCGACCGCCAGCAGCCTTGCGCGCGCTGGGTCGAGGAGATTGCCCAGCTTGCTGTCGCGGCGGTGGTGTGGTCGGGCAGCCTGCTAAAGATCATCCCCTACGCCGACATCGCGCTCAGTGCCAACGGTGCGGCCTGGACGCCCAACCTGACCTGGCAATACAGCCTCACCGATGCCGATTTTCTCGACTTCGGCGGCGGCAGCGACCCGGTCATGCTGACCCGCAGCGACCCGGCCCAGGCGACCAATTGGCTCAGCATCGAGTACATGGACGGCGCCAACCACTACAACCCGCAGATCCTGCCGGTATGGGACCAGGGCCTTATCGACCAGTACGGTCTCAGGAGCGAGCCGTCGGTCCAGGCCCACGAATTCACCAACCCGACCAGCGCGACGATCTCGGCGCAGCTTCAGCTGCAGCGCAAGGCCTATATCCGCAACACCTACAAATGGAAGCTTGGCTGGCGCTACTCGCTGTTGGAACCGATGGATATCGTGCTGCTGACCGACGCGACCCTCGGCCTCTCCGGCGCGGCGGTGCGCATCACCCAGATCGACGAGGACGACAACGGCGAACTCACCATCACCGCCGAAGAGATCCCAGGGGTGACGCCGTGAGATTTCACCACGGAGACACGGAGGGCAATTCGCCATGAGCGACCCCCGCTCGGTCCGCGAGAAGATCGCGGATGCGCTGATTCCGCGTCACGAAGGCTTGTTACGAGTCGCGTATCTTGCGTTCGGCGACGATCGCGTCTTGTTGAGATTTCTAACTATCCCAGAATACGGCGGATCTCAGTCTGAACGTGAGAGGGAACGGCGCGGGCCTGAACCACTGTCCCCACCCGAGATTGGGCCGCCGTCTGCCGATCTGTTGCCGTTTTCACGGCGTCATCCGCACTAATACCAGCCTTCTTGGCCAGCGTTTGCAATATGTCCTCGATGGCGGTAAGCCGATCCGTTAGCGCGCCCAATGCATCTGCTATTGTGTCGAAGTGTTGTTGGTTTGGCGCACCCATAGCGTGGCCGAGGCTCTTTGTCGCGCTTTGTGCTTCACGTAGATTCCGCATGACTTTTTGCTCCGCTTTAGGGCGGAGCCGGCGCCCGGATATCGCTTCGCATCGGCTCGGAAGGCTTGCGAGGCGGTAGACGGGCGGGGCCTGAATCACCCAACCCCTCTATATATGTGCCGATTGCCTATGTGCCGCAAGATGTTGTGCCGCCACTGATGCGGGCTTCCCGCTGGCGGGCGCGATCGTCCCTATACTCGCTAATAACGCGCCCGTGCTTACGCATTGAACCCCTCCGTGTTCTCCGTGTCTCCGTGGTGACCTGAAATGACTGGCACAATAATCCCGATCGGGGTCGGCACGGCGACGCTGTATCCGAAGCTGACGACGGCCGGGTCCGGCCCCGACATGCTGGTCGCTCCGGGCAACACCAACGCGCCGATCATCTTCGAGCCGCCGGCCGGATTGTCGGCCGGCGACCTCGAGGTCTGGCTGATCGCCTCCGGCGGCGTGAACTGGGGCGGCTGCCAGGTTTGGGTGTCGAGCGACGGTAATAGCTACGCGCTGGCCGGCACGATCTACAAGGGCGCGCGCCAGGGCGTTCTGACCGCGAATTTGCCGAGCCATGCCGACCCCGACAGCGCCGACACGCTTTCGGTCGACCTGACCGAAAGCCACGGGCAGCTCTTGTCGGGGACGCTGGCCGATGCCGACAATCTCGTGACCTTATCCTATTGCGACGGCGAACTGGTCAGCTATGAGACCGCGACCCTCACCGCTGCCTACAAATACGATCTGACCTATCTGCGGCGCGGGGCCTACGGCACGCCGATCGGCAGCCATTCCTCGGGCGCGAACTTTGCGCGCTTCGGTCCCAACGATCCGTCCCTCTTCCGCTACCGCTATCCCGCGAGCTTCGTCAGCCAGACGATCCATGTAAAGCTGCCGGCCTTCAACACCTTCGGGCAGGCCCTGCAAAGCCTCGCCGGGCTGACTGCCGACACCTATACGCTGACCGGCCTAGGCGCGGTCGGCGCGCTCAACGTGCCGATCCAATTTCTCGGCATACCGCAGGCCACGCAGCCGGTCACCCGCTACACCTTCGGCGAGGCGGTCAATTTCCCGACCAATTTGGCCGCGAGCGCAGTCACGGCGGGCACCGGGTCGACGGGGACGGTGATCTTCGATATCGCCAAGAACACGCCCGGTGCTGGAAATTTTGCAACGATGACGTTCGCCGTGAGCGGGACGGCGACGTTCGCGGGAACGGCATCATCATTCGGCTCGGGCGATGTGTTGATTGTGACGCCGCGCACCACCGATGCGACGCTCGCCAACCTCTCTGGTTTCTTGTCGGGAACCAGCTGATGACCGATTCCATCGAGCGCGAGATCGGCGGCTTGCGGGCCGACGTGCAAAATTTGATCCGGAGCGTCGACCGTCTCGTCGAGAGGGTCGACAGCCACGATGAAAGCGATAATCGCCGTTTCGCCGAGATCGACCATTCGCTCTCCCAATACGCGGGCGGCAGAGAGGTTATGGCGAGGTGGCGCACGACGCTGCATCACTTCATCAGCATCGCCGGCGGCGGGGCGCTTGGCGCCGCTCTCGCGCGCCTTACCGGTCACTGATCAACGCAGGTGATCAGGCCGCATTTCACGCCCGACATCAGTCTCGGCCAAATCCTGCAGGCGCTCGTCGTCATCACGATCGGCGCGATGGCCATCGCCGTCGTCTCCGGCTTTTTCTGAGGCTCCCGATGCACAGCGAAACGCAGAGCTGGATACAGCTCGTGATCCTCGCCTTCGCGGCCTTCGGGACGCTGATGGCGCCGATGATCGGAATATTGACGATCCGCGAAAACCGGATGACGCGGCGCGAGGCCGACGCGCACGCCATCTTGGCCGAAGCGGCGACGGCGCGAGCGTCGGCGCAGGCGACGGCCGCGGCGGGCCATGCCAGGGCGGCGGTAAACGCCATCAAGGATGTCGGCGGGAAGGTCGAAGAAGTCGGCGTCAAGGTCGAGGAGGTCCACCTCGCCACCAACAGCATCGTCACCTTGGCGATGGAAGCGAAAGAGTCCGAGGCGCGCGCCAGGGTGTCCGAAGCCACCACCGCCGGCATCGCCGAGGGCCACGCGGCCGGAGTCGCGGCGGAGGTCGCCCGTCAAATACCGGACAAAGATTGAGGAGTAGGGCCGGGCGCGGCGAATTACGGCGGCTGGATGCTCGCGAACAGCACCGTGCCAGGGCCGGCGGCATAACGCGGGCGCAGGTCCTGGCAAACTGGAAAGGAATCCGGCGATGAATCCGTCACAAGACCAGGTTAAGAGTGCCATTCGAACGCTTATCGCTTCCCTCGGCGGCGTGGCGGCTGGATGGTTTATCGCTAAGGGCTGGATTACGCAGGCCGACGCGACTGCGATCCTGTCGAATCAGCAGATTCTCGATGGAGCGACGACGGTCGGTATAGCCGGCGCAGCGTCGCTCGCCGCTCTCGCCGCGGGCATTTGGGGCATGATCGCGCACAAGCAGGTGAACCTTGTCGCCACGGTTGCCGCCATGCCTGAGGTCGCCAAGGTCGAGGCGACGGCGACGCATGCGGGCGTGGCTTTAGTGCAAGCCGTCAATGCGGCTGGACCGCCGCCCGGCGCGGTCGTGACGATCCAGAGAGCCTGACCGCTCGGCTGCGCCCGAGGCAATCCCGGACGCCGCCTCGCCGGCGACGCGCCCGGCGCTCGAACCATTCAAAAATGCAAAAGTCCTCCTCGTGCTGCTGTTCGGCTGATCCGATGCCGACCGCGCCGGCCAAGACTGACCCCCCGTTCCTATCGAACCGAAAGGAAAACCCAAAATGAACGCACGCGCTTATCTCGGGACGCGCATGATCGGTGCGCCGTTTCTGGCGCTCGCTCTCGGCATCGCCGTGATGAGCCTCACCGCATGCGGCGGCGGGGCGAAGCAGACCGGCATCGACCTGTCGCAGGATGCCGCGGCGGCTCTGACCCGCAACATCAGCGATGCGGACCTCAAGATATTGAAGGATGTCTGTACCGCGGCATCCCCCTCGCTGCTCGTGGCGGCGGCCGACAAGGCGCCGGCGCCGGTAAAGGCTGTTGCCGTCTACCCGGAGGCGTTCTGCACGGATGTTCTGTCTCCGGCCAAGCCGGTGACGGCGAACGCCAATTCGGTCGCATGGCTGACCAAGACCCTGACCTATGTCCAGGACGCGGCGAAGATCGCCAGCTATGTCCTGCCGATCGCGCTGTCGCTGCTGTAG